CTATTATCCGGACATTACTAAAACCCGACAAAAATGGCGCATTGAAGGCTAGTCGTGTAATCGAACTATCGAACGAAGCAAACAGGATCGGTGACCAGGAATTGATTAAGCATGTGAATTTTGTGCAGAGCCAGTATCGTCCGCAAAAGACTTCAACATACGTGAAAGCAAAATATAAAGATGCTAATGGTGTGTGGCAGTGGTTAGCACTCACCATGAGCGCCGTGTAATTGGTTTTTTCGTGATTGATTGAAACCAAATTCATTTTTGGTATCGGGGTTAGCTCAACTGGAAAGAGGGTTCCCATTCACGGGAGCAGACGAGGGTTCGATTACCTCACCCCGAACAATGCCAATAATGGCAGAATTTTAAAACTCAATAAAATGGATCAAGTAAGAGCAAAATTTCAGTGTGTCAAAGTTGAGAATCAACCGAATTCTCAACAAAAATTAGTGGATTTTTTAGCCGTAACTGATGGAAGCGAAGAAAATAAGTCGTTTGCTAAGTTCACTCCGGCAGGTGGGGCTTATCTGAACATCAGCGACGAAACTCCAGCATCTGATTTTTTCGAAGAAGGACAGTGTTATTATCTCGATTTTGCAAAAGCAGAATAACCCTGAACGGTTCACGATCAGGGTTCGATTCCCTGATCAGGGGCAATGACAATAATGTCAGCTATAACTTAAAATTCAGAAGTATGCAAAATTGGTTTGAATGTAGAGTTGGCTATCTCAAGATTGATGATGATGGCCGGGAACGAAAAGTGAGTGAAGTTTATTTGTTGGATGCCATTACTTATACCGATGCCGAGGCGCGGGCAATTCAGCAAGTCAGCACAATGGTAAGAGGCGAATTCGTGGTTAAAAAGATATCGCCATCGAACATCATTGAAATTTTTCCGCATGAAACCGGTGAATGGTGGTTTAAAGCGCGCATTGCTATTGTGACAATCGACGAAAGAGCGGGCAAAGAGAAGAAAATCAATCAATATTTTCTAGTGGCTGCCGATGACATTAAACAAGCTCTTAAACGACTTGAGGAAGGCCTTTCTTACATCCTGGTTCCTTTTCAGATCACAAGCATTACGCTTAGCAACATCGTTGACGTATTCTCATACTTCGAGGATGCTATAAACAAGAAAATTCCAAGCAACCTTAAAACAATCGAAAAAAGCGAATAAGATGGGATTAACACTTCAAAAATCAACTGCAAAAAAAATCTATCCGGAGTCTCCGGACTGGTTTAAAAAAGTGCTCGAGGAAAATTTTGGTACTGACCTTTTTAAGAAAAGAACCTTCGAGGATATAAAAACATTCGAAGACGCTTGTGAGGAATTAGGCATTGATCCTGAAACCGTGACTCATAAAAATGATACTCCAGATGAAGTCGCCTACAAAAAATTGAAAATTGTCATCAGGGCAATTAACCAGGGCTGGGTTCCTGACTGGAATGACAAAAGCCAGTACAAATGGTGGCCTTATTTTAATTTGTCCTCGGGTTCCGGTTTTTCGTTTTCGCATTCGTACTACTACTGCGAGCTTACGTCTGTCGGTTCGCGCCTTTGTTTCGAGTCTGAGGCAAAGAGTAACTATGCTGCAACGCAATTCAATGAGTTATACAAACAATTTTTCACCATTTAAGAGTAAAAAAATGACAACAAAAAACATAAATGAAAAGAATGAAGCCGTAAAGTTTGATTTTAGAACTATCAAAACTTTCGAAGATGCCTGTATACAGTTGAACATCGATCAGGCAGCCATGCCCAGCTTATCACTGATCCCGGAAGAGTTTAGAAAACCATTGTTAGCAGCCTATAAGCTCATGATCATCTACAAAGCGATCAATAACGGCTGGGTGCCAGATTGGAGCAATGATGATCAGTATAAATGGTTCCCTTGGTTTGGGGTTTTGTCCTCGGGTTCCGGTTTTTCGGGTTCGTGTTCGTGCTACCGCTACGGGGTTGCGACTGTCGGTTCGCGCCTTTGTACAGATTCGTCTGAAAAGGCTGAGTACATCGCTGAGCAATTCAATGCTGAGTACGTCGATTACTTTTTGTATTCCGAATAAATAAAATAAGGTTGTATGCTGCCAGTGCTGTCAGTTTTGTCCTCAGGTTCCAGTTTTTCGAATTCGAATTCGAACTACAACTACGAGAATACGAATGTCAGTTCGCACCTATGTTTATTTCGCAGCATAAACCCTGCGCACAGCGCAAAAAATAAATCTTTTAACGGGGCGTTGGTACCCTTCGATAAACTCAGGGAGAAAACGACCTATTAATGCAAAGGCCTTTCGACAGGCTCAAGAACCAAAAAAATGAAACGAATCAACAACCTGTACGAACGCATCTGTAGCATTGAAAACCTTCAACTGGCAGACTCTATTGCCCGGAAAGGAAAGGCGAAACAACCAGGTGTAATTGCTCACGACAAAAACCGTGAAGCAAACATTCAACAGTTGCACGAAATGCTGATGAATAAGACTTACCGGACATCTGAATATACTACGTTTACGATATTTGAGCCAAAGGAGCGGATCATATTCCGATTACCTTACTTCCCTGATCGGATTTTGCATCACGCTGTGATGAATGTTTTGGAGCCTGTGTTCGTATCAACCTTTACGGCGGATACTTACAGTTGTATCAAAGGCAAAGGCATTCATGCCGCTGCAAAGGCAGTTAAACGTGCTTTAAATGACGTTGAAAACACCCGGTATTGTTTGAAGCTGGATGTTAAGAAGTTTTACCCCTCGGTTGACCACGCTACCTTGAAACAATTGCTGCGCCGGAAGATTAAAGACAACGATTTGCTATGGTTGCTCGATGAGATCATTGATAGTACTGATGGACTACCAATTGGAAATTACCTCAGCCAATATTTTGCCAACTTTTACTTTACTTACTTCGATCACTGGATGAAGGAGGAAAAGCGAGTTCGTTATTATTTCCGCTATGCTGATGATCTGGTGATACTCTCCAACTCAAAACCCTGTTTACATCAATTACTTGCTGATATCAGTGCCTACCTTCAGGATAATCTGAAACTGATCGTTAAAGGAAACTATCAGGTATTTCCGGTTGATTCCAGAGGAATTGACTTCGTTGGATACGTCTTTTACCATACGCATACACTTTTGAGGAAAACCATTAAACAGAATTTTGCACGGATGCTCAAGAAAAATAGAAATGCTCAGTCGATAGCCAGCTACGCCGGTTGGGCCAAACACTGTAATAGTAAAAACCTAATGAAAAAATTACTCAATGAAAAGCTTTAGCCAGTTCGATATAAAGATTACCTCTCAGGCCTTTACGGGCGATAAAATCAAAATGTCGAAAATACTCAACCGCGAAATTGTGGTTCATCATTTTAGTATCGATGATTCAAAATGCTTTAAAGGAGCATCAGACAAGTGCCTGAAACTTCAGATATCACTGAAGGATGAAAAGCACATTGTATTCACTTCATCGAAAGGCTTGATTGAAATGATTAACCAGGTTCCAGATGACGGATTTCCATTTACAACGATAATCAAAGAAGAAAACGAACGGTTTAAATTCACTTAAAACATGGATGAGATATTCAAACTTTATAATGAATTGATAAAACAGAGCAACGATTATTCAGTTTGCACCTATAGCGATAAACGTTTGCTGATAATCAATTTAATGAGAAACAATAAAAAGCAGGAGATAGACTCATTCTTAGCTCATTTCGTTAAGGCATTCAAAGTATTAGCACCAAAACTTACCGCTATGAATCGGCTTGTTTTTGTCAAAGAAATCGGCGGTCATATTGAAATGAAAGAAGACGGATATCAGGAGTTATGGGAAGAATATCAGTTAGAGATCGATCATGTTATTCGCCATTTCAATCACATCAAAAGCATTGAGAATGATATTCGGGCAGAACAACAAGAAATAGAAACGCTAAGAACAAATAAACTGGCTGAATCCTTTTCACTTACTCAAGTACTTAGTACTCCAATAATGCCAGTTAATGCAAATCAATTATCACTTTTTTAATTAAAACATGGATAAATTTCAAATATCAACCGCATTCCAAACACCACCAGATGTATGTAGATTCATGGCCGGTTTAATACCTCAAGGAGCTAAAAAATTACTGGAACCAACTCCAGGAGAGGGCAACTTAGTAGCTGAGCTTAATGATTATGAGGTAACCGCTCCTGATAATTTTTTTGCACTGGATCCATCGCGTTTCGATTGCATTATTATGAACCCTCCATTTTCTTTGAAATATGCTTTTGGAGTACCTGAAAATATCAATTTAAATGGACTAAGGTTGGGCTATTATATACTTCTCGAATGCATGAAAATGTCAGATCATATTATTGCACTCATGCCACTCTTTACGATATCAGACTCCGATGTTCGATTGAGACTATTGAAAACATTCGGCCTAAAATCAATCACAATTTTGCCCCGAAAGACTTTTAAATACGTGCGAATCCAGACGGCAGTTTTTGAGCTAGAGAAAGGATATAATCAAACAACAGAATTTCACGCTTACGAACTAATGAATCAATAGTCATGGCTGAAGTTTACCGCTTTTTAGAAAATGTTTTGAGTTGCTACCAGCACGGACAGCATTACTTTGGCTTTGAGAATGGAAGCGAATCGTTGATACATGAAGCTCCTGTTATCATCTACGGAAATACATTAAATATTGGCGATCGGATCAAAGGATTTGACAGCGGAAAAGAACGCACCTCATTTATTTTGACATCTGGTTGCATGACATATAAAGGTTGGTTTGATCGGGATATCCTTTTTGAGATAACCGAACCAAATAAAAAACATCACCAGGGCGATTTATTTCAACAACGGCCAAAATGGATGCTTTCATTTGGCTTCTTAGGTCCCGAATCTGGGCTTTTAATGAACAGCGCCAATGGCTGTTATTACGACATTCATCCTTATAAAATTCTAAATGTATGATACTAGCAATCGACTTTGACGGAACAATCTCACGCGGCAAATACCCCGCAATCAACGGATTACAACCTTATGCAAAAGAGGTAATTAACCGGCTGTTTATCGATGGCCACTACCTGATTATTAATACCTGCCGTTCTGGTGATCAATTACTGGAGGCTATTAACTGGATGCTTCAGCAAGGTATAAGCTTCCACCGTGTTAACGACAATCATCCGGAGCAAACCGCGATGTACAACAATAACAGTCGAAAGATATATGCTCACATTTATATCGATGACAAGAATCTGGGCGGCTTTCCCGGTTGGCTACAAACTGAAAAAATGATAACAGAGTTGGAAGCTCAATATCAACAAAAAGCAAGTTGAAAAGGAAATTAGCATATCTAAAATACATCAACTCAGGACGATTAACTCAGTTAATGGATAATATTTTTGAGCTCGAAGATGAATTTAAGGTATGTCGGTCGACCAAACAGTTTGATAAAGCTGCTCTTATTGAATGTGCTTTAGGCGATATGTATAAATCGTTGATGCACGAAGTTAAACGGCAGGGCTTATCGTCAATACAGGTAACACAGAAAACCGTGAAAGTAATTTTTAACCGCGCTAAAATTAGTGAGTTATGAACGAATCGAAACACCGACAATTGATGGCCATCTTGAATAAAAAAGGGTTTGATGCTGATTCAAGACATGAGCTCATCTACTCTTTTACCGATGGCCGAACAAAAAGCAGCCGCGAGTTGTACGATCTTGAACTCACCGAGCTTGTCAATGAATTAAATAAGATCGAACAGGCATCAAGCCAGTTGACCGAAAAGTTAGCACTGAAGGAAAAACGATCGATTGTGTTGACCATTGCACAGCGCGTGGGCATACACGAAGGAACTAACTTTGACAAGTTTAATGCCTTTATGGAAACCCGAAGCATACTCAAGAAAAGGCTCAGTAAATACACGCTCGACGAACTCGATGAATTGATTAAGCAATTCAGGGGGCTCGAAGCAAACTTCCAGAAATCAGCCGAAAAAGCAGGCACAAAAGCCTGGAACAAAGTAAACGGATTCAATCAAATTTCAGATAACTAACCATGAGCGACGAATTACTCCGGATATTAAAAAACCCACATGCCTCAAAGCAACAATTGCGCGAGGCTCTATCCACTGCCCTGGGCGTAGAGCTCACTGAAAGCAAAACCAACAAACAAAGTGTTTTCAGCCAGTGCAAACGAATTTTTGATCAGTACTATTTTGAATTTTCCGGTTTGCCTTATGCCTTCGGTACAAAGGATGGCGTTGCTCTCGCAGCAATCATCAAAAAAATTGAAGCGTTATCGGTTGAATCTGACGGGCAAATAATCAAAACTTTCGAAGCTTTGATTATGAAGTTGCCCGACTGGTATA